CCTCTTACTCCCCGGCGATTGCCATAGCCTCCCCCGGATGATCCACGACCGCCGCCACGGTTGCCGTAGCCGCCACGTTCCCACATCTCACGGAACTCATCGTCGTCCTCGAACTCATCGTCATCGTCTTCCTCCATACGGTTGCCATAGCCTTCCATGGCCTTCCGCTTTCCTTCCTTACAGCCAAGCTTATAGGCCTCCTTAGCCAGTTCCAACATATCCTCGTCTTCCATGGCGTCGAATTCCTCGATCAGCTCCTTCAGTTTTCTGCTATATGTTCCCATATCACTCTGTTTTTTTATTATTGTTATTATTACCGTTCACGGAACCGACAAGTTGCTCCATCATGGCAACCAACCTTGCGTTAGCCTCCTTCAGATCGGACATCTCGTTTCTCATGTTAGCGATCTCACTCTCCCTCTCCTTCTCCCGGGCAAACTCAGGGTTCAGTATTACCAGCATCTTCTCGCACCCCTCAATCACGGATTTATGGTAATCGATGCTGTCAAGTGCCTGTCGGCTTTGCTGCATCATGGCGTTGATCTCCGTATTCAGGGCACCTAGATCGCATGACACAACCAGTTTCTCCCCGTTTGTAGTGGGGTAATCCGTAATGGTAACGTCGGACAAGACGTTGGAGAAGCTGACGTTGTCCTCACCTACCTTGGCCTTTATGTCCACCACGATTTTAGCTTGCGGACCATACATATTGAAATTTGGATTCTCCGGTCTCGGAGGGGACACGCTGACTATGCTTCCAACCTCACAAAACGGCGTATTCCCCTTATGAAGGATATATAAAGGATTCCCTTGTCTCTGATTCTTGAACATATTTCTTGGTTTTTATGAGAGCCGGATCGCTCCGGTCTCTCGTTGATACTCTATCACACCACTCCCGTCATTATCTGGAGCGTATTATTGCCCGACTCATAGTAACACAAGTAGATTCCGGTGCCGGTTATATCGGATGCCGTGACATCTGCGCCGTTAATGGTCGTTAGCGCCTGCGTGGAGCCGTTCGTGTCAAACACTACCGGCAACGTCCCGGTAGTACCAGCCGGGATAGGCTGGGCCAGACGGAACAAGATCAACCCGCTAAACGGGGCTGACAGGAACGGGTGATTGCGGAAGGAGAAACGAACGTTGGTCGTCCCGACCGTAACGCCCGTGCTCTCCAAACGTGGGATACCGTTCTTGTTCGCCATTATGAAAGGACTAATGAATGCCATAACTCTTTATTTTTAGGTTATTAACTCATTATCCCCATCCGTTGCCGAAGTTTCCCCAGTTACCGAGACCTAGGCCTAATCCGTACTGGGCGGCCACGCAAGTGGGTATGCCTACCACGGGGGAGTAAGGAACCTTTGCCACCTCCGGCTGGTTACACTCGATCTTGGCCAATCTTGAGCTCAAATCACCCAAGGCGTTACCTAGAGGGGCGGTCTGCGCCTGTAGAGTAGCGGCGAAATAGGCGTTCTGGTTGCTTTGGGAGATCTGTCCTTTCAAGGCTAGGTTCTCCGCCGTCAAGCGATCCATCTTGTCTTGTTGATACAAGTTCTTGAAATCACGAACCTCGTTGATGATATCACGGGTGTTCTGCAGACCTGAGTCACGGAGAGTCAACGTGTTGTTGTTCATCGTATTCACCAGCGTGTTTGTCTGGTTGCAGCTAGCCAATTGGTTCTCGTAGCCCATCTTAGTGATGTTGTTGTTAACCGTGCAGCAGCACTCGGCGATCTGGCTCAATAATTGATTGTTACCACTTTGGACGGCGTTAATGATTTGTTGGGAACTCATGCCTACTTGGTTACCCACGCTCTGGATCTGTCCTTGGATCTGGCAGATAGCGTTTTGTAATTGTTGGGTTGAGCAATTCAAGGAAGATGACAATTGGCTGATAGCCGTTCCGTTTCCTTGGATAGCGTTCATCAACAATTCACGACCAGCGTCATTGTTCAATT